CACGAACTTAACCGATGAGCACGAACCCGTGGCTTGCTATCGCCGAGACTTGATCGTTCTGGCTGACTACGCGACGCTCGATCTATTTCCTGGTACGGTCATTACGTCGCTCACGACCACGCTTGCGCCGCTTGATCCTGTCAATCAGAATTACTTCGTGACTAAAGTGGTCGGATAAAGAGGAAGCCTATGGCTTACAAGCTGGTTTGCGTTCACGAGTTTCACGATGACATCAGCGGCAAGATGATCAACCGCGGCGATGAGATTGTCGATTATACGCATATCGCTAAGCTGGTCGCCGCTAATCGCGAGCATCACTTCAACAAGGTCTTTTTGACCATGGCGGACGCTTATTGGGATTGGCCGCCTAAAGTTCCGGAAGAAACCCCGGCGCAAGCGGCCCCGGCGGAGTCGGAAGCCGCCGAAGCGGAATAACCAACAGCCCCGCAGAGGGCGAATCCAACACTAAGGGAAATTTGAAAAGGGAAAGGAGGATAGAAGTTTAGAGTTGGATTGAACGAATGCCGGTCTTCCTCGACGGTCAACAAAACCTAGCCGCCCTTACTGTGCCGGGTGTCTACGGTGATATTATACTTCCGTCCCCGCTTCTAGTCGGCACTCCCACCAACATCATGGGCATCGTTGGCGCGGCTTCCTGGGGGCCGACCAATTCCATGATTTACTTCTCCGCGGTGGCGGACGGCGCGGTCGCCCTCGGCAATCCGACCAATCGCAAGTACGACATCATGACCCATGTCGAGGCGGCGACCCAAGTGGGCGGCGCGATCGGCTTCGGGGCGGTGCGCGTCAGCGATGGATCCGACCTCGCGGCGACCGGCTTCATGCAAGGCACGCTTGCGCAGCAAGCCGCGGGCACCATCACCTTCGTTTCGAACCCGGCGAACCTTACGACCATCACGCTCGGCGGCACGATCTGGACTTTCGTCTCATCCGGCGCGGGCTCGCTGCAAACCAACATCCAGGGCACTCTCGCCGCGACTCTGACTCAGCTTCAGCTCGATTTGCAGAACTCGCCGGACGTCAATGTCGATGCGGCAAGCTATGTGGTCAGCGCGACGGTCTTGACCGTCACTTACAAGACGCCGGGCACCGGCGGCAATTCCTTCGCCCTCGCCACCACCGTCGCGGGCGCTTCGGCGTCCAACACGACGCTGCAAGGCGGCACCGCGGGCACTACCGGGCTCAATCTCGCCGCGAAGTACACCGGGATCATGGGCAACCAGATCCAGGCGTCGATCCAGCAAGGGTCGGCCCCGTTTTCCTATATGTTCATCGTCGCCTTCCCCGGGCTTCCGCCGGAGCAGTACAACAACATCACCGGCACCGCGGCGACAGGCACCTTCACTTTCGCTTCGAACCCCCTCAACAACACTACGATTACGCTTGGCGGCACGGTTTGGACATTCGTCACCGGCGCGCCTTCCGGCAACCAGACCCAGATCGGGGCGTCGCTATCTGCCACCTTGGCGGCGCTCGCCACCCAGCTCAACGCTTCGGCCGACGCGCAAGTCGCGAAGTGCACCTATACGGTCACGCCGACGACTCTCAAGGCGACCTATAAGACCACCGATCCGGCGGGCGGCTCTTTCGCCATGGCGACCAACGTCGCGGGCGCGTCTGTCAGCGGCGCGACGCTCACCTATAGCGCGAACTCTGTTTGGCAGAACGCCGCCGCCGCCATCAATGGCGGGGCGCCGTCGCATTCGGCGCCGTCCAATTTCGTCGTCGCGTCCGCGGGGACCAGCACATCGGTTCCGATCCTTGGCGCGCCTGTCGTTCTGACAGGCGGCACGGACGGCACCGCGAACCTGCAAGATTCGCATTTGCTTGGGCAAGACGTGCTGCCGCGCAAGGGCATGTATTGCTTACGCGGATCGCTGGTGACCGACTTCGAGCTGGTCGATCATTCGACTTCGACGGCATGGGCGGCGATTTCGGCGTTCGCCCTTTCGGAGCTAATGACGCCGGTCTTCGCGACCGTCAGCGGCGACAACATCCAGAACGCCATCACCACCGTCATCAACAGCGGCGACGACTCGCCGTGGGGCTGGGCGATCCTTGGCGATTGGCCCTACTTCCAGGATTCTTTCAACGGGCTCAATCGATCGGTAAGCCCGGCGGCTTTCGGCATCGGCATCCTGGGCAACCTCTCGCCGCAGCAATCGCCGCTCAACAAGCCGCTTCAGGGCGTCACCGCCACCCAGCGCTCGCAGTTTGGGCTTCCCTATTCCGACGCTGAGCTTTCTTTGATCAACACCGGGCGCATCGATGTCATCGTGCCCCCGGCGAACAGTTCCGGCGGCTTCTACTTCAGCTTCGGATCCGGGCGGAATATGTCCTCGAACACCGCCGCCAACGGGATCGAATATACGAGGATGACCAACTTCCTCATGCGCACCGCCAAATCCAAGGCGGCCGGGTCGATCGTCGGGCAGGTCCAAAGCATTCAGCCGAACGACCAAACCAGGGCTAGGGCTAAAGCCCTCTTCGACGGCTTCTCCGCCCAATTGGCGGCGCCCCAAGTCGGGCAAGGCATCGGCGGGCAGGGCATGATCGACCAGTGGGCGACTCAGTGCGATCTCAACAACAACCCGCCCAATCTTCAGGCGCTTGGCTACCTCTTCCTCTACTGGCAAGTCCGGTATCTGAACATCGTTAGGTACTTTGTTATAAAGTTTATGGGCGGTGGCAATGTCACGGTTCAGGTTCAAAATACAGCTCCAACTTCGCAGCAACTAGCGACCGGCTAATGACGTACGAATTCGCCATGCAGCTCTTCGGCGACCGCTTTCCGGCGGGCGATGGCGTCTTCGAGTCTTTTGAAATACCCAAGTTCGGTTACTTTGCCGTCGATCTTAATGCGAACACGCCATCTGCGTTCTCGCTTTTGCCAACTTACGCCCTTGCATCCGCTGGTGTTGTTTCGCTGGATTCGCCTATTAAAAAGGTTTTGAGAGCGCGTCGATTTTCTAAGAGATTCCCAGCGATCATCGCTTCTATCTGTCGGATCTCTGTGCTCCGCTTCATGCGGTGGCCATTCGCCTTCCATGTACATAAAAGCGAGGCGGCTAGCTCGGTACAGCTTCCAGTTAATCGTGATGATGCGATAGCCCCATCTGGAAATAGTTCCGGCTTCCTTTCCAGCCCAGCGCCGGTTCCATTTGCGCGGAACATCATCGCGCCAGCGCCAAGTCCAGACGCCGGTCGCAGGATCGTAATTCAAGATAGATCGAAGATAGGCTTGAGTGATATCGTGAATATCGGTCATGGTCTGCTGGCTCAGATTGTGGCTCGGGCCGCCCAGCTCGTAACTGGCGGCCCACTCATTCTATCGAGAGATTTTTCTGTCTTCAATCTTCGATAGAAGGAGTATGTGCCTTGCCCGTCAATCGGATGAACGTGGGTACAGACTACAGTCTGTCCTACTTCGACGGAAACACCGGCACCATTCAGGATTTGGGCGATGTGCAAAGCGTCAAGATCGTCGCGCTAAAGCACGAGCTAAAGTCGATGCCTTACAACGATGTGCCGCGCTATGGCTATGTGCCGGACGGCTTCCGCATTGACTTCTCGATCGTTCGCACCGCGAGCCTGATGGAAGACCTGATGGTGACGTTCTCGAAGAACTTTAACCAGGGCGCCGTCATCAAGCCGGGCTATCTTAACGAATCGATCCACAATCCGGACGGCAGCACCAGCCGCTATCAGTACACCAACTTCGTCATCTTCCTGGATGACCATGGCGATGTTTCCCGTGAAAAGCCGGTCATGCTGCGGCTCAGCGGCATGGCTTCGGACAAGAAGGCGATCGCATGACGAAGTTCGCGATCAGCGTCGGACATGGCCAGTACATCCGCGGCGCTTCGGGCGCGCCCGTGCCGCCGCAATTGGATGAGGTCGATTATTGCGTTCGCGTCGTCGATCGCATCGCCGATCTCCTGAACTCGATCGATGGTATGTCGGCGGTGAAGTTCTTCGACCAGACCTCGCATGACCAATCGACCAATTTGAAGACCATCACCAACTGGCACAATTCGCAGACGCGCGACTATGACGTGAGCTGCCACCTAAACGCCTACAACGGCAGCGCGCATGGCTGCGAAGTCCTCTATGTGACCCAGCAGTCGCTTGCGAGTCGACTCGCTTCGGCGATATCCGCCGCCGGGGGCTTCACCAACCGCGGCGCGAAATATCGCAGCGACCTTTCCTTCCTCAACAACACCGAAGAGCCCGCCGTCCTGCTCGAAACCGCTTTCTGCGACCATACCGGCGATTGCAACAGCTTGAACGCCAACTTCGAGAAGATTTGCGAGGCGATCGCCGAGACGCTCGCCGGAAAGCAAGTCTCCGAAGCGCCGGGCGGCCAGCCGCCCATCGAGCAGCCGCCGGTAGAAGCGCCCGCGGAAAATCGCGTTAGCATCGTCATCGAAACCAAGGGCGATGTGCTGGTGACTATCAACGGGCAGGACATCCAAAATTTAGGTTAAGCCTTGCCGCGGCGGGATTTCAAAAGCGAGCCCATTGAGATGACCACGGTCGGGCAATGGTTTTCTTGGCTTGGGATTGGAACCGAAGGCGAAGAGCAGCCGGATTTCGGCGGCGCCGGAGGCGAACCCAGAAATTATGCGCGTGAACAGTTTCAACACAATGTAGAGTCAATGAGGGCTGGTAAGCCCTTTCCGTATAATGATGAAGGCGGCGCGGGCTCCCGCGATATGGGCGGCTTTCTCGACCGGCGCATGGCGGACGCGGCGCTAGGGCCGCCCGGCGGCGCGCCGGAGCCTAGCTTGGCGCGCGCCCGCACGCCTTATCACAGCGCATCGCAAGGATGGGCTCGGCATCGCTTCCCGCAAGCGCCGGGGCGCGCCCGCACCCCTTGGCACGACACCCACCCCGGCATCAGCGCGGGGGGAACCGGCGAATATGCGGGCGGCACTTCCGGCGCCCATTTCGACCAAAGGCGCGGCCCGGTCGCGGCGGCGGTCGCCGACGAATGGCGCAAAGCCGGAATGTCAGAAGCGGGCATCGCCGGGATCATGGCCAATATTACGCACGAGAGCGCTTGGAAGACCGGGGCGCTTGAGCAGAACCCGACCGGCGCGGCGAAGCGGCTAGGCGGCGGGCATGGGCTCTATCAGTTCACCGGACCCGGCGAATGGAGCGGCCCGACAGGGTATCTTGCTTGGCTCAAGAAAAACTATCCCAAAGCCTCTTGGACCGATCCGCGCTTGCAGAGCCGGTTCGTCATTCATCAAATCAAGTCCGGGCATAGCGGCCCCGGGCTATGGAATCGCATCAACCAGGGCAACGCCGGGCAAGCCGCCATTCAATTCGTCAGGGGCTATCTGCGCCCGCGCGCCGATCTTAGGCGGCATCGCGAAGCGCAATACGCCCGGGGCGTCCCGCCCGTCAGCCACTATACCGGCGGCGCAACCGCGGGCGCCGAAGTCGGCGGCGCTACGGGCGGCCGGGGCGGCGGCTTCGGCGCGGGCGCGGGCGCGGCGGCGGCGGCTGGCGACGCGGCGGCGGGCGCCGCGGGCGGCGCTTCTGTCGGCGGGCGGCGGCAAAGGATGCCCGGCGCGTCGCTGGCGCATGTCGATCCAAGGCTTCAGGAGATCATGGAAGCCGCGGCGACGCACATGCCGCCCGGCTACCATGTGCGGGCGACATCGGGATACCGCCCGCATCAAAGCTATGGCTTCCATCCTAAGGGCATGGCGGCGGACTATCAGATCATCGGCCCGCGCGGGGCTATCCCCAACCGCGGCGGCGATCCAACCGGCATGTACACGCGACTAGCCAGGGCGGCGAAGGGCGAGCAGCAATCGCGGTATCCTGAGCTGACCGGGCGGTTCGCCTGGGGCGGCGCCTTCGGCACGGTTCCCGGCGGCCGAACCTCAGATTTGATGCACTTCGACATCGGCGGCGAGCGCGGGCACATCCGGGAAAGGATGCTCAGGAACATGACCGCGCTGCCCGGCGAAAGGTACGGCAGGCGCGGCGAATAAGCCACCACATCGCCGCTAAGTTGTGGCAAGGTCGCCCGGCTAAAAAAGGAGGCAGCCCACATGGCGACAAAATCACGCCCGCCGCATGAATCGCCCACAGAAGAATCCGAGTCGTCAGCGCCGCCGCACACAGGCTTTGCGTCCTATGCCGATGAGCTGGAATGGCGCCGGGCGCGCTACGCCCATATCGAGCGGGAGAAGGATGTGCTTGGGCGCGTGATCGGAGTCCGGCGGCTCAAGCTTTCCGAGCGCACCCGCCTGACGGCGATGACCCCCGATCTTGGCGGCTTGGATGAGGTCCAAAGGCCGGACGGCACAATCGCGCTCATTCCCCAGCGGGCTCAGTATCACATCATCGCCATGGTCTGCCAGATCAACGAGTCGATGATCCCCTTCGCGCGCAATCGCGGCGAGCTGGACGCCATCATGGACCGGCTCGATCAGGAAGGCATCGAAGCGGCGAGCAACGCGGTCAATCGCCTTATGGGCGGCGAGGAAGCGGAAGGGGAAGCGCATCTCGATAAAGCAAAAAACTTGTCGGGGATCCCTGGTTCCGAGTGACTCGTTGGCTCATTCGCAATGGGATCCCTTCCGAGGAAGTGTTTTTGATGGAAGAATGGGAGCTGCTCGCCAACGCTATCATCTTCGGGCAGTTCGAAAATGGCGGCCTTGAGTGGGATTGGGAATCGATGTCTTTTATCGAAAAGGCGAATTGATATGATTAGCCTCCTTGCAGCGGCTAGGAGATTCGTAATGATCGGCGTCGAAGCCGAGATCATCCGGCACGCCACGCTTGAGGCGGGGGCTAAGGAATTTCTCGAAAGGGCGAAAGCCGCCATTGGCACTTATGAATATGGCTGGGCGCCGCTTTCCCCCGATACGATTCGCCGGAAGACGACAGGCGATAGCCCGGGGCTCGAAACCAGCGCAATGAAAGACTCCGGCTCTTATGAGGTTCATTACAACAGCGCGGTTGTCGGTTTTACCGATCCCAAAACCCATTTGTTTGAATTCGGCACAAGCCGCCAGCCGCCGCGCCCGATCATCGGCGGCACTATCGATCATCATGGCGCGGAAATCGCCGAGCACATGGGCATCGCCTTCGGCATGATCATGGGCGAAACCATCGCCATGGGAAACGTAGGGGCCGCCGCCCGGCACGTCCAAAGCATCATGTCGAGCTTGAAGGGCTTTTTTCGGTAGATGGCTAGCTATGACGTTGCTGTAAATCTTGTCCTGACCGGCGGCATCATCGCCGCCCTGGAAACCGTCTCCGTCAAGATGCTTGGCATCCACGCGGCGACGATGAAAGTCCAGCAAGGCATCACGGGGTGGGGCGCCGCGCTAACCGGCTTCACCGCGGCGCTTGCGGGCGCGGGCATCGTCAAAATGATGTACGATATCAGCACTCACGCTGATAAGACCGCGAACGCCATCGCCCGGATGAAGCTTCAGGGCATGCCGACGACTGAGATCGACAGAAATATTACGGCGGCGCGCGGAATTGGAATAGAGCTGGGCGTGGGCATGGGCGAAGCTATGGAAACGCTCAACAGGCTGTCCGCATTCACCAAGAGCCCAGAAGTCGCCCGCAATATCTTGAAGCCAGTGCTGCAAATGGGGCAAGTCCTCGAAGGCTTGGGCAAGGAAGGCGGCGTTGAGCGAGTTGAGCCTTTGATCAAGCTCTTGGAGGAAACCAATCTTCTCCAAGATCCGAAGCGCAAAGGCGACCTCGATAAGATGTTCGAGCGGCTGACGAAAACCATGTCCGCGCAAGGCGGGACGGTCACGCCGGAGCAAGTCCAGCTCGCCGCGGTCTATATGCGGGCGGCGCGCCACGCTATCACGTCGCCGGAGGCGCTCTCGCAAGAACACCCATTCATCACCGATATCTTGCCGACCTATCTGCAAATGACCGGGCGGAGCGGCCAGGGCGGCGGCGGATCGGCGCTTATGTCGATGTATTCCAAGGTGCACGGCATGGGGCTCAGCAAGTTTTCCAAGCAAGTCGCGAAAAGCCTCGGACTCCTTGAGGGCGGGCATCTCAAGAATGTGGAGCTGTTCGATATCAACCCTTACGAATGGGCGCAGCAAGAATTAGTTAAGCAGCTCAAAGCGCATGGGTACACCGATCCGCTTAAGCAGCAATCGGCGATTTCATCCATCATTCAGCGGCTTATGGGCACCCGGCTCGCCGCGGATCCGGCCATCGAATTTGCGCTAACGGGGCGCGGTTATCGCGGGGCGGAATCCCCATGGGAACGGGCGATGGAGGCGACGGATCGGGCGACGGGCTTGGCGGGCGCGCGCCAGCTTCAGGAGACTTCGCCGGACGCCGCATGGCGCCGCATGGCGGGCGAGTGGAGTCAGTTCATGAACGTCCTCTCCATGCCGATGATGAGCGACAAGATCATGGTCCTCAACAAGATCGGCGACGCCATTCAGTATTTAGCCACAGAAGCGGGCAAGGTAGATCCTTATATTATTCGCGAGATCAGCGAGGCGGTTACGACTTTCGGGGCCGCCATCGGCGTTATCGGGGCAAGCACTGTTCTAGGATTCGCGATGACGCGGCTCATCGGCTTGCCGGGAATGGTGATCGCGGTCGGAACCTCGCTTCTCACTTTGAGCGACAATGTGCGGAATGCGTGGGATGGCTTGAAGGACGCCATAGGCAAGGGCGACAAGGATCAAATCATAGACGCGGGGCTTAAGCTGTCCGGGGCTGTCATCGCCGCGATGGTTCAAGGCTTGGACTGGTTGGTCGATAAGATCACGCCGACCGTTAGGGCGATCTGGGATCGGCTCGGCAACGCCATTCTTGAAGCGATAGGTAACATTGATCGGATGATACATCCGACAGATGCCTTTCGCCGCTCCCATCCTTACTTTCAGCATACCCCCGAATGGCGCAAACAATATCACGATTTGCCGACCATCGACCCAATGCCGCTTTTCCCAAAACTAGGCTCGGCTCCGGGCTCTGGCTCGATGTTCGCTGGTATGGGCGGCGGCTTGCTTCAACCGGCGGTCCTTGGCGGCGGCTTGAATTTGGGCGGCGGCGGCGGCTCGAAAACCGTGCAGGTTCACAACGTCATTTACCTCGATGGGCAAGCCATCGCCCGCTCGATCAACGATTACAACATCGCGGGCATGGAGCATCCGACCCAAGCGCCGTATTTCGACGGGCGCGCGGGCTATACCTCGCCGGATCATCAGCCGATTACGGCTTGACTTTATACGGGGGTCCACGCATGCGCGGATATAAGTGAAGCGGAGCCTAAAGCTCCCGCCCCCACCTTCCTGTGATACTTGGTGTTTATGGGAATTGTAACCGCGTCTTGTTCGCTCCACCCCCATTTCAAGCGAGCCGAAATTGTGCGGCGATCTACGCCAATTTCATTTGCCCAATCCGTCAGAAGCTTTGCCTTACCGTTCACGGTTAAGGAGCGATTACGGCGAGTGTTGCGGGCTTGTTCTGGGGTGGTTGCCCATCGGCAATTTCCCGGCTCGTAGTCGCCGTCATTGTCGATGCGTTCGATTGAGTGCTTGGGCGATGGGCGTGCTCCCATGTCGGCGACGAACGCCCAGAAGTCTTTGCGCCAGCGCGAGCAGACATCAATGCCGCGCCCGAGATATCGACCATTGTGATCTCTGGTTGTGCATCGCCGGATCATCTCTTTCCAAAGCCGGTAAAGCGGATGATGAGATCTGCCATCATTGAGTTTGCGTTTTCCAAGTGGGTCGCCGTGCTTCCACCAACGCTTGTAGTGCAAATGGCACCAGCCTCTCGTGACTGGTGTGTTGTCGCAGTCTTTGACAGAGCATATTCTGGGGGAAGCCATTCAGGTACTCCATTACTTGAATCGGTTAGAAGCCGGAAGCGCGCCAACGCTTCCGGGCTTCGTAAATTATAGGGCGACCCCGCGGTGACAGATACCCTTATTTTAGGTGGTTTTACATTTCAGAATGTTGATTTTTCTCCCCCCACCAGGGTACCTTTTGGGGGAGCCCAAGCCATGGTCGTTCACAAGCTGCCGGGCGGATCGCGCGTCATCGACACGCTCGGGCCGGACGAAGACGACATTACATGGTCCGGATTCTTTTTCTGCGACAACGCGCTTCGGCAATGCCAGCAGCTCGACTCCATGCGGGCGTCCGGGCAAAAGATCCAGCTCACTTTCGCGGGCATGTCCCGGCAAGTGGTGATCAAGCGCTTCAAGCCGCAGGTTCGGCGCTACCCCCATTGGGTCGAATACGAGATTAGCTGCACCATCGCCGATAACCCATTCGCCAATGCATCGGGGTCCGCCGCCCCGGGGTTCTCCGCGACAACGTCGCCCGACACCATGATCGGGAATGATCTTTCCACCGCGCAGACGGCTTCCACCGAAGGCGCGAGCGCGCCCGCGGCGACCGGCGGCGGCACCGGCGGGCTTCAGCAGAATTTTTAAGGAGCCATCATGACCGTTCCCGCCAAAATCACCGCCAGCCTGACGGCGCTACAAGCCCAAGTCGCCGCGGCGGCCCCTTTGCAAGCCGCGCCTTATTCTGCGCTCAGGGCGATCCAGCTCAACGCCAACCGGCTTGAAGCCGACACCACGCTTGCGCTTTACGATGCGGCCGGGCAGCTCGACACATGGATCGCCCCGCCCAATCAGCCCGGCATGATTTCCGGCTTTCAGGCGATGGTCGAAAGCGCGCTCGATGAATGGCGTATCCTCGATATGCTCGCCGTCATTAGCCGCGCCGCCCTCAACATCGATCTTTTGGTCGGCGACCTCGGAACCATCCCCGCGCAGCGAACCACGATCATTCCCTCATGACCATTGTCCCCGAAACGACTTACATCGCCTCGACCATCCCCGCCCGATCGATCTATGTGTCGGGCACAACCCTTTTTCATGTCGCCGAGATGCAGCTCGGCGATGCGATGCGCTGGGTGGAGCTGGCGCATATCAACGGCATGGTCGATCCGTGGGTTTGGGGGGTGCGCCGAATCTTGCTGCCGCCGGTTCTATCCGATGCGCCCCTCGACGGCATCCTTGGAAAGTAACCAATGGCCACATCTCAAGGCGTCGCCCCGCATCGCGCCTGGATTTCTGTTAACGGCTCCCAATTCCCGGTCCTATCCGGGCATGTCGAGCAGAACGGCACCCGCCGCAGCGGCACCTTTTCGGTCACCATCCCCCTCTATTATCCCGGCGCCGAAGCGACGCTCGCCGCCATCGGTGACAATCAAACCACCGTCACCGCCCAGAACGTCAACGGAAGCGGGGTCTTGATCACAGGGGAGGTCGATACGACCGATTTTCATTACGGGCAGAACGGCACGATTACCATTTCGGGGCGGGACAACTCGATCAAGCTCCACAACAAGAAAATCAACCAGACATGGACCAGCAAGAAGACAACCGATGTCGTGCGGGAGGTCTGCTCCCAAGTCGGGCTCGGGTGCGTGGTCACCGGCGGGGCGGGCACCAACGCCGGAAAGGAGATCGACGACGAATACAACAAGATCGCGGACGGCGAAACCGGCGCGGCGATCGTCTCGAAGATGGCGGAGCAAGACAACGCCCGCTGGTGGATGGAGGGGATGACTCTTCATTACGACATCGATCCGCAAGGCGGCGGCGGCATCTCGGTTAATTATCGGAAAGGCCCGCCGGAGAAAGCCGATTTCTTCACGCTTTCAATCAAGCGCAATGTGCAAGCCGGGAAGCAAATCAAGGTCACCATCGAGAGCTGGCACACCAAAGAGAAGCAAACGAATGTCGGCGAAGGGCAAGCCGGGGGCAATGGCGGCCCTGTCGAATATCAGTACAATATCCCCGGGCTTAAGAAGCAGGACACACAGGAGCGCGCCCAGAACAAAGCCAAGGAGATCAACCGGCATGAGCTTACGGTGCACGTCAAAGTCGTCGGCGATCCGCGCG